AAAAAATGGTGATAGACTTCTTTCGGTTCATAAGGAATGTATAGTCACATGGTCCGAAACAAACGATCTCCTGGAAAATATAAGGGGGAGGTTATATTCTTTGAGGGAAGAAATTTCTACCGTTATCCAAAGTCACATAGGCACGACAAGAGAAACTACTATGTTGACAGCCGAGGTAAAAGATTGCATGTCGCTATTTGGGAGAGTGCAAATGGGCCAGTTCCAAAAGGATATGTCGTTCACCATAAAGACTATAACACGAGCAATAACGCGCCTGACAATTTTGAGCTGCTTACAAAGAGTGAGCATGTTCGGCTGCATAATAAAGAAACAAAGGTATACGGGTCTATTAAGTTACCTGAAACAAAACGAGCGTGTGTTGACTGTGGTAAAAACTTCGTTGGTAAAGGAATTGCAAAACTATGCCCGGTATGTAGAAAGAAACGAAGACTTGAGAACGAGCGAAAAAGAAGAAAACACACGCCGATACAAACAACAAGCTGCGCGTGGTGCGGAGGAGAGGTGCACTCAAAGCTCAAACGTCTTTTTTGTTCTCAGCGATGCGCTGACGCAGCTAGATACGCGAATAAAGAGAAATACAACGAGATATATCGTGAAGAACGTGTATGCGTCATATGCGGAAAAAAGTTCAGAACAGAAAAAAGTCAGAAAACCGAGACATGCTCGTGTCACTGTAAAAATATCAAAAGAGGACAGACGCTTAGAAAACGTATGGGACTTGACAGTACAAGACTGCCATGAGTTTTTCACATCAGCGTGTCTTGTACACAACTGTGCCGACCTCGACGAAGTGGATGACCTTGGCCTTGCTGCCGGTGAAGATACGACGTTTGAAGCGGTGAAGTCTGTCAATGAGCGTGTGAGGCAAGTAATACCTGGGATGCGACATCCCTTTATTACCATGGGGTCCACGAGCCAAGGACAGCGAGGTCTTTATAGGCTCTATACGCAGTTTAAGAAGTCTGGTACCGGTTTTGTTTTGATTCGAGGAAGTACAAGAGATAATTGGTACCTTGATAAGACATACGTAAAATCACTGGAAGATATCTATAACGAACGCGAGCGGCGCGTTTTTCTCGATGGTGAGTTCCTCGCTATTTCGAAAGGTCAGGTGTTTGGCGATTTCGACTGGAAGAGGAATTACTCGGAAGAAGAGATGGATCGTCATATTGCGTCGGACGAAACCCTCTACTGGGGACAGGACTTCAACCAAGGGTATCACCGGGGAAGCATATCGGTCGTGCGCGGGAATAGGATGTATGTCGTCAAGAGGTACGAGTTCCTGGAAATAAGGGACGCACCGAAGATTGTGCGATACGACTTCCCGACACAAAAGATTTTCTTTATTCCCGACACGACGGCAAAAGAGCAGGTCATGCACTTCATGAAGGAACTCCGAGAGCACAAGATTCACTGGATCATCCGGGGGAAGAATCCACTCGTCGAAGACTCAGCGTTCCTTGTGAATAAGCTCCTTTACACAGGGCGCCTTATTATTACCCGAGGGGCTAGGGAGACGGCGGAAGCCATGAGCCTTTTCCACCGGGACAAGAATGGTGTGATCCCTAAAGGTATAGGACCTAACGACTCAGCCCATGACTGCGATTCCGTACGCTTGGTGGCTTTTTTTCTTGCTTGTAACAGGCGCGCTTTCGCGGATATTGCGAAACTCACCATAGGGCGACATGACTATATCGACGAAGACAAGGGTGCTCTCACGGAACTTGCAAGCGGATATTGTGATCTAGCCCCGGAGATATTGCACTAAAATAAAGCATTGCTTGACAAATTATCAATATACACTCTACTATTCATTTATGAGTAAAGATATAAGCTTTTGGCGTGATATATGGTCTACAATAGAGAGCGATCACACCTCAACTAGTCGGGACCGAAGTGGCCATCGGGTGATTCATGACGCGCTTCACTTCAAGGGTATGTCAGACCGAAGGCAACAGCGCGTCATTGACGCGGTAGCAAACCAACAGAAAGACACGATCCAGAAAAAATCAGGAAGCGCAATCTGCTCATTATCCGATGTTCATAAAAGCTGTGAGGGCGTCAAGGCAGCTATTCTTTCGATTAATAGTGGGAAGCCTCTTTTGCAGCGTGTGAAGGATACGTCAATGAACTTGGCGACAATGAGCAATGTTCCCGGACAAGACCCTGGAACGATGACGCTCACGACGCCAAACTTTTGGCTCGATCCTGGGGAAGCTGCGGCCATTTACGGGCAAGGTGGTATTCCGTCGCTTATTGTCAGGAAAAAGAGTCAGTCAATTGTGCTTAATGGGGCACGAATCAAAAATCCACGTCTCACACCAGAGCAGTTAGACAAAGTAAACGAGTCAGCGATGAGGACAGGGCTCTCACATCACTTGGCAGACGGCACACGAGACGGCCTTGTGTATTCAGGCTCCCTTCTTTTTCCATTTTTTAAGAAAGACTCACCCATAACGATGGGTATGAGCATAGCAGATCTTATGCGCCTTGACGTTATCGGGAAAGATTGCATCGAGCGATACGTAGAACTCGATAAATGGAATACGGTTCATATTCCGAATTGGAACCCGACTGCGAGTGATTTCAAGTTTCCGAAGTATTACTATATTCCGTTCCTTGGTGCTGATGTAAACGCGCAGCGCAGTGCTCGAATTGTACCTCTGCCGCAGGCTGGATACTGGGGAACGATCATGACAATGGGATGGGGTGCTCCGGACATTACGAGTTGGTACCCGGCCTACTGCAAGTATGAGCAGATCATGAGTGCGATCCCGACGATGATTGAGCAGATGTCGATGCTGGTACGCTCATACAACGTTGACATGACAAACGCCATGAATGGAGCTAATAGCCTCCGGGAAATGGATGATGACGATACCATGCGTATTAGGCAATCCAGCATCAATAATCCTATATTCATGGACATCATCGGGGATCTTAAGGCAATTGATCGTGACTTCGCCCAGGTGCCGGAACTTACGCGGCTCACAAGGCAGGATGTCGCATCAAAAGCTGGAATCCCTGAAGAGCTTTTTTGGTCGTCAGAGCGTGGTGCTTTTTCATCGGGAGACCAGACCGAGGGTGCTTTAGAGAGACAGTGGGAGAGCGTGAAATATATCCATCGTGACGTGGCCTATCAGTGTCGATCTATCGCGATGCTTGAGATTATCAACGCACTTGGTAAAGACTACGACGTCATTAAGGCGTTACCATACACGACCATTGAGTTTGATAATCCAATAACCGCTAACGCGGAGTCAAAGTCGAAGATTATTGCGAATCTCGCTCAGGCTGTGTTCGATCTTCGCGCTTCCGGGGTTCCGACGGATATCGCTCTTGAGATTGTAGCGCCGTATGGTGATGACCATTACGCGACTCGCTCTGATGTAATGAAGAGAGTCGGAGAGATACAGGCAGCTGAAGACGCGAAGAATAAAGAAGAGCATGATAAAAATATGGAAATGCTCACGGTGCAGATTGAAAATGCTAAAAAAGGTGTGACTGCCGCAGGAGCAGGTCCTGCAACACCTGCGAAGAAGTCAAGCGGGTACACCAGGCTTGAACAGCATGAGAAAGAAAAGACTCGGGGGCCTGGGGCCAGGAAAGAAGGCTTACAAAAGGCACAAGGGAAGAAAGTATGAGTGGAGAACGTGTTCAGGACCGAAAGCCGTATATAGCGAAGAAGTCAGTCATTGTGGCAAAGTCGGGTATTTACCGGTATACGAAAGCAGAAATTCTCGCACGCGGGCTCCATCCGGTAGAAGACAAGGAGATTTATCTTGAGTACCGGCCAGCGTCTGTTATCAGGAAAGCGGTGTTCGAGGACGATCTTTTCTCGCTTATGCCGGTTCCACCGGGTGAACATATTGAAGATGAGATAAACAGTGATAACTTTCCGCTACTCGGCTCTGCAATGATCGCAGGGCCTTTTTCAGAAGTCTCGCTTGGTAATGAGTTTGGTTTCAAGGGTCAAATAGCTTTCTTTACCCAGCCGTCTTTTAATTACTATGAAGCGGGTAATAAAGAGACAAGTGCGGATTATAATTCAATTTCGGAAGTTGTGGACAATCCCAAAGAAGTGGGCTATGATATTCTCTTGAAAGAGATTGTCAGCGTAAATAATGTGGCAATTACGGCGCGTGGGCGCGGAGGGCACGATGTTCGCATACTGGACAAGGCCCCGAATAACGCGATCGATGCAATACTAGGGAGGAAACGTATGGGGATTTTGAGTGGACTTATCGGTAAGCCGAAAGTAAAGTTTTCGACTATACTGGAACCCGCGCTCAAGCAAGCACGGACAACCGACTCAGCCGATAAAATACCGGAACTGATCGGTGGAGTAATGACGCACATCAACGGGTTCAAGGACTCGACAGAGAAGGCGTACATCGTTGGTGCTGTCAGGGAC